TTCCGGTTGGTTTCACGCCCTGAAATGCTGTAAATGCTCCTATACCAGTACCAACAGCTTGTGCTAATGGACTAGTAGATGGTTGTGTACCCATTGTAACTTGTGAAGAAGACTTAGGTCCTGCAGCATACAAGTTAGCTAAGAACTCAGCTCTTTGATAAGGTTCGTATTGTTGTTGTAATGTAGATTGTCTTTGTGCATCAAGTGCTGACTGAGCAAGTTGTCTTTGAACACCACCTGCTGCCAGTAATTGATTGATATCACCTTGCGCCATTTGTTGTTGGCCTAAACCCATTTGACCTAACTGTTGACCTGCCATTAAACCAACTTGCTGTTGTCTTTGAGCTGCGCCTAATGCCGTATTAAAACCTTGTTGTTGTGCAGTACCCATAGCAGTCAATGCTCTACCTTGAAGTTCTGCTTGTTGAACACCTTCTCTACCTCCACCAAACGCACCAGCATCGATAGCTTTAGCACCCAGTTGATTTTGCATTATCTGAGCTTGTCTTCCAATCTCTCCTGTTACATAAGATTGATATGGGTTTAAATATTGTTGAATCTGTGATGCACCAATAGGTGTCGCTGCACCTGTAATTTGATTAATACCTTGTTGAACTGTTCCAGCACCCACACCTGTATTTCCTGCAAGATTCATTCCTTGTTGTTCTAAAGCACCTAAACCTGCTACTTGATAGTCTGGTAAATTAATAGGCTCCTGTGCGACTTGTCTCGCAATGTCCATCAACTCTATTTTACGTTCTTCTATACCTGGTGCTTCTCTAACAAACTGTGTTTGTGAGCTTGGTGTTGCTGGTGCTTGTGATCTTCCTCCTCCAAAAAAACTCATATTATATCCATTTCTCTAATTGTACGTGTTTCTTTTTCCATCCCCATTTTTTGGAAACTTTTTCCCAACCAGGTCTGGCCATTATACTTAATCTTTTGCATTTATTAGCAGTAGCAAAATCAGTAACTGCTGTAATTAAATTGTCTTCCCATAATTCTCTTCTTTTCCCCGTGCATATTACAATTTCGTATTGATTATAATTTGGCATAACACCAATTCTACCAACACAAATACCAAATACTTTGTTTTCTTCAAATTCATCTGAACCAAACATAATCCAACATTGCATAGTATCTTTTTTTAACTCATCCATGACCCAAGCAGAATCTGCGTACTTACCAGAAAAAGCTAAAGACTCAGCCACCATAAACTCAGCTAAAGGCCAAAACCTTTCTATGTCTTTAGGCTGTAAAGGTAAAATACTTACTAAAGGTTTAATTTGTTTTTTGTTTGCTGTTGCCATTTCCATCCTTTAATAAATCAAATACACGTTTGTATCTTTTTTGTTGTTCATAGAAATATTGGGCACCTTTTTCTCGCATGTCTTTCATGCTACTTGGATTAGCTCCAGCTATGATCCCAGCACCTAATACTCCATCTGCTCTTGTTACAAACTCTCCGTCTGCTAATTGAGCTAACATTGTATCCTCGTCTTTGTCTCCTACGCCTGCTCCGTCTTCAACATAACCTGATGCTCTAACATAATTGTTTGCATCGTTTTCGTCATGAGAAACTTTTGATGGAAGATAGTTTACACCACCTTCATTAAATTTTTTTATTTGTGCTATACCACCTACTCTTAATCTTTGAACGTTCATAGAATAAGCACCCATTCTTGGATCACCTCTACCTGCTTCTTCAGGTGCATATACTTTTTCATATGCTTTTTCTTCGCCTGTTACTGGATCAATATAAGTATATCCAGGTCTTTGAGCTTGTAAGTCTAAATACCCCATGTTGTATCCTGGTGTATAAATATCTGTAGGTTGTGGATCAAACGCACCACTTAAATAAGATGCTCCAGCAATTGCAGCTGAAACTTTTCCTGGGCTAAATTCTAAGTCACCTGGCTTAGCATCCTTTGCTGTAGATTGTCTTTTTAAAATATCTAATAAATTACTACTACTACTTTTTTGTGGGGTTGTTGTATAATTTGGGTTAGGAACCATGTTTCCAAATTTATCTACACCCAAATTTCTTGGATTCACTGCTGCTTGTCCTGGATTATACGCCCCTGGCATACTTCGTAAGAATGCAGGTTGGCTTGCAACAAAACTTTGTGTTGCCGCTGATCCTGGAAACATACTCATACCTGTAGAACCTAAAGTATATCCTGTGTAAGCACCTGTAATACCTCCTAGTATTCTTCCTAGTCCTGATGCTCCTGAGTCCTTCGCACTTTTGTATCCTCTGTAACCACCTAAAGCGGCTAATGCGTAGGGTATAAATTGGGCTGGCATTAAATATATTCTCCTTTTTAGATCTTAAGTATGAAATACTACCATTTTAGTCGGCTAGTTTCAACTCGTCTCTAAAACATCCCTCGTACTGATGCTCGCCCACATGGATGATTGGGTCATTAACAAAGACATAACATTTACCCCCAATATCTTTCCAAAGCTTACAAAAAGAAAAATCTTCACCTAAATAAGTCTTAGTCTCTGGGTCGTGTATACAATCAAAAAAATTCCATAAATGAGGTCTATCTACATACTCACCATTTATAACTGTCTTTTGGACTATGTTTTTATCTGGATACTTTTCTATCATCTTGTCAAACACTGATTTTTTAATTAACATACATCCTGTAGGGCTATGTGTAACTTCCATAACACCGCTATCTAAAGTTATTTTATTAGCATCTGCTACTTTCATTGGGTAGGTGTTTAGCCATCTATGTATATCTCCAGCGTTTTTAACTTCACCATCATTCCATTTTTTATAAAGCTTATCCCACATCATAGTTTTAAGTGGGTAAGGAATAGATATTAATTCTTTGTCTAAATCTAACATTTTAATAATAGATTCTGCTCTAAAATATATATCAGAGTCTACAAATAACATATGTGTGCAATTTGATTCTAAGAATGCTGACACACATAAGTTTCTTCCTTGAGTAACTAAAGAAGATTTTAATAAAGTAAATGTAATTCTTATGCCCTTTTTAATACATAGTTGTTGAAGTTCTAAAAGGGCCTGTGTGTAATGCATAGTCACATCACTATGACAAGGTGTACAAATCATAATGTTATAAGGTGACTTAGTTGTTTTCTTTTCTTCTTTTTGTCCGGTGTCCGGTTTCCACATAGGAAGAGTAGCTTTTTCGTATGAGGATACCTCAACTTCTTTTAATGTTTGGTAAGTGTCTTCATTTATTGTTTCTTTCATTTAAAGCTCCTTTCAAAAAGTTTGTCCATTCCATACCCTTTTTTTCCCAGTTATAAAATCTTTTATAAAAGTCTTGTTGCTGTTGTAGGTGTTCCTGCATAAAATTTTCATGCAAATAAGATGCTGCAACATTAATAGCTGCTCCTGTATCCTGTGCCATCTGTTCGTAATTTTTTGAATAGTTAATGTATACTGGCCACTCTGAACAAGTTTCATACAAAGCTCCAAAGTTATTAGTTATTACATGTACACCAGATGCTAAAGCTTCTAAAGCTGACGCACAAGATGTTTCTTCAAATATAGATGGGTACACAAACATATCGTAGTTAGGCATCATTTCTTTTATGTACTCATGGGGTTTGTAACCAATATAATTTACGTTAGGTAATTTATTAGCTTGTTCATATAAAGCTTCAAAATCTTTTTCAGTGTTATCTGAAAACTCAGATCCGTATACTTTACAAGAACTATAAACATCTAATTTTATATGAGGGTTATCTATCTCCTGCATTGCACGTAACAATACATTTAAACCTCTCCATGGTGTGCAGTGATGTATTAATTTTATTGGAGTTCCTCTTTTATAAATTTTCCTTATAGGAAAGGTATCAATACCGTTTTTAATAACTACACATTTTTCAGTAGGAATATCAAAAGCATACCTAAACTTTTCGTAATTCCAATGACTATTAAATACGTACCAATCATATTCGTCATGTCTTTTTTTATTTGTAAAAAATTCTTGTAAGTTAGGTTGATCCCAAGAGTTCTTCTGCCAAAGAATATTTAATTTGTCTGGATCTATTGGAACTTTACCAGGAATAGATGTACATATCTGTACTTGATCTAACAACTCTTTTGAAACATGCTTTTCAAGCATTTCATGTTGCAGCTCAGTGGCTCCTCGAGGTTGCATTATTTTTTAGTTAGCGCCCCCATAGAAACTCTAGTAACCTTTATTTCAAGGTCTTGTCTAAAGTCATCCACAGTAGTATCAGTATTGGGATCAGCAACATCAGCATCAAAATCAATTTTGCTAGCATACACTTTGCCTGTTCTTTTATGTTTAATAATTTCTTTTGCAGTTGCTGGTATTTTAGGTAAATCACTCATTGTGTACGTCCCTGTCTATTATATTTTTTATTGTGCTGCAACTTCTTTTTTTTATTGGGACTCTTACAATGTCTTCTAGGCCTTTTCCTAGGTTGATCTCTTTCTACAAAATCTTTAAATTTTCTAGCCATTTTCCTGTGATCTATCTATCAGAGCATAACTTACAACACCTGTAATTTCATTTGCTGTTCCTGCTTGCATTGATAAAACATCACTTGCTTCCATTGCTAAAGTTTCTTCTACCATATTAGCTTGAGCTTTATTAAGTTCTTTGTATCCTATCTTTACAGCTGAACCACCGGACTTTGTTAACAAGGCGTGGGTATCCACATTACTTGCTGTATCATGGACTGCTTGTAAGTTTTTAACAAGTACAGTTGCATCTGCTGGACACGTTAAAACTGTTGTAACGTTTGTTGTAGTCAAAGTAAATGTATCGCTTTTGTATCTAATCGTCATGATATAAACCAACTAAAAGTATCTTGTTCATTTTTTAATTCTTGTTGATAAGAAGTGTTTAACTTATCCTGCATCGTTCGTAAAGACTGAGTTACTTGTCTTTGGTTTTCCTCTGTATATTTACGTGAGGGTTCAGGAATTACTATATCTACTCTAGCCATTAATACCCACTATGTAAACCACCGGGTCCCGATGTTTGTCTTGATTGTCTAGCAGCAGGTGTAGGTGCAGGTGCTGGTGTAGTATATTGAGTTACTCTCGCTTGGTCTTGGTTTGATACAGGTTCAGAATCCAGACGTTGTTGTATTGCTTGTATTTGTTGTTTATTTAAATCACTTTGTACTCTTCTTTGATTCCTTTCGTAAACTTTTTCAGCTCTTTTTTGAGCTAGTAAATTTGACATATTTAAAGAGTTTCCAGTAAGAGCAGATCCTAAAGTCGCTATGCCTTGTACGTAAGGGTTAACACCCATAACCGAATTTAGTATATTACCTTTGATACCTTCTAAACCAATTTTTTCAATCATATAATTTTTAATTTGATCTTTAGCTACATTTTTTGCCATTTCTCTAAAATCTGGTAATCTTGATGGTGTATCATCCACTAAACCCATTGGTTGTAATTCTTGATTAGCGAAACTAGGTTGATAGTTTTCAAATCCTGGTTGCGCTTCTAATGCTGCAATACCAAAAGGATCTTTAGCTTGTGCTACGTTATTAGCATAATCTTGTAAAAATATTTCGTCCATTATCCTCTCATACCATCAAGTTGTACATCAGCTCTAAAAGTTCCAAATCTCCAATTTTGGTCTGTTGATGTGTTTGCAATTTTTAAACTAGCAAATCTAGCTCTAGCTCTGGTATCAACCTTTTGTGTAGTTCCGGTAACTGTAAAGGGTCCTAGTGGAGAAGACGCTTCTGTATCACTTGGAAAGTCTCTTAATAAAATAGTTACTTGAGCATCACCTTGAATTAATTTAAAGTCTGGCACAAATCTTCTCATACTCATAAAAAATTCACCACTTGTTCCTTCAGGATTTAAACTAAAATCCCCTGATTCTATAAATGCAGGTATAGCAGTTTTTGAACCTGTTGTATCTACTTGATCTGTTCCAACTTCGTGAGCATAATAAATAGTCCCACCATTCAGATTTGTTACACCTTGAATTAAAGGGAAAGTTGGTGTTGTTGTTGAATTGAACTCCGTTGCATAAGGTACATCATATAAATTAGCATCTGCCCAAGTAGTTCTTGATAAAGATCCAGTTGTCCATGTTCCGCTTTGATAGTTATAGGTAACGCATCTATCATTAAACGAGGCACCTGATTTTGGATAAAACCAAGTTAGCTCTTCGTATAAATGATTAAGCCCTACATATACTGATTCACCATTCGAGTAATTTACACCAAGGTTATCTCCTTTGTTTGTAAATACAAAGTCTTCAACTTGGCATGGTAAAGATTTAACAGTACCATCATAAACAAAGAATCCACCAGACTCGCCCATCCAATAAACAGCACCATTTACATATTTTATAGAGTGTTGTCCGATCGCACCACAGTTAGAACCTACTTGTCTTATCGAGAAAGTAAACGGAGGTCCTACAAATTGAATTACGTAAGCAGAATTATCTGTTAAAACTAAAGTATAATCTTTTCCTTTTACAGCTCCAACAATTTTAGTTCCAGAATCTAATCTAAATGTACCTGCTGTATTTACTGAGGTTGGTGTATAGTCACTTGTATTTTCTTGATCAGAAAATCTTATAAACATTTTATCTTGAGTACCACCACTTCCAACTGTAGTTTCAGTACCCAACATTAATAAATGTCTATCCCTATCTGATACAAGAGACATTACCGAAGCGGTAGGTGCACCACTTACAACAGTTGCTCTTGTTGTTAATGCATTAGGGTTTGAGTTAATTGGGTTCCATTGAAATGTTTTACCATTTTTAATCGTAGCTATTAATCTTTCTCCAAAATTATCTAAAGACCAAGATGCAGGATCAATTGTCAAAGTCGAAGCTAAAGAAGCTTGTCCCCAACCAGTGTAGTATTCAACACCAGATCCTGATGCATGAGCTGATCTTGTACCCGCAACACCCCTCGTAATACCAGTCAAATCATTTGTAGATATACCAGTGTAAGAAATAAATTCTGTGCCAACTTTTATTGTTCCTGACGTTGGAAATCCCGTTGTTGATACAAGTGTGATAGAAGTTCCAGATCCTCCAGTACCTGCAGTATCATCTTGTAATAAACCATTTAAAGTTCCGAATACTTGTTGGCCTCCGCCCCATAGTCCTGTTCCCCAACCAAATCCATAAGTAAAACCTAAAGCACCTGCACTAATGTACGGATTAACTGTTGCAGATCCAGATCCGTTGACCGTTGTCCCTGCTGCGCTAGCCATTGTAATAGTAAACGAATCACTATCTGGGACAGTGACTACTTGAAAAGTATTTGTTTCAAAATTACTAGCAGTGTATCCAGCTCCTACTGGAGGTGTTACTGAAGTAAACGTAAACAGATCTCCAGGCTGTAATGTGTGCGCTGCTTTGTTAACAGTAACCGTAGCTGAAGTATTTACGGTACTGAATGTACAACCAGTTATAGCTGTACCTAAGGGAGTTATATCGTAAAAGGCATCTTCATAATAAATAATTAAAACTTTATTTGTGCCTATTGCAGCATATCTTCTGCCGTCTAAATCAGCCCAAACAAACTGTTCTCTTGCTGCACCTACTAAAGAAGCATTTACAAGTTGTTCCCAACCACCTATTTTTTCAGGTAGTCCTTACCTAAACCTTACAAAGTCTCCGTCAGTCCATTTACCTTCTGCGCCTGTTGCGGTTACTTGTTTATTAAATCCGGGTGCTATTTGTACTTTTGTTAGAGGCATATGAAATTATAACATACAACTTTTAAAAAGTTTAGACTAACCATAAAATTATCCTATTTTAATAGTAATTTTTCCTCATCTGCAAAATAGATATATTTTAATTTTGAATTTTTCAATGAAAAAACAACATCTTCAAAACTATCGATCATTGGATATCCTGCTAAATTAAAAGAAGTGTTCATAATCATGGGAATTTTAAAATTTTGTAATAATTTATAAAGTACAAAATTATCTTTTTTGTTTACAGTCTGAACCCTACAAGTATTGTCTACGTGTAATATTCCAGGTATTACATTTTTAGCTTTATCTTTTGCTTGAGGAGCATACATCATAAATGGAGACTTATCTATATTTTTAAAATCAAAATAATTATTTACCACTTCTTCAATAATTGAAATAGCAAATGGTCTAAATTTTTCTCTTTTTTTAATTTCATTCATAATATCTTTACAGTTAGGTATAGTTGGATCTAATAATAAACTTCTGTTACCTAAAGCTCGGGGTCCCGCTTCAGCTCTTCCTTGAATTAATCCTACAACTTCTCCATCTTTTAAAAGGTTTACAATTTCATTAATATCAGTTGATCTTTCTTTTATGTTAAAATTTTTATTAATATTTATTTTTT